GAGTCTACCGGGAGAACACGAAGACGACCGAGGACTACTTCAACGAGATGGAGAAGGCGGGCACCCCCGTCGACAAGTCCACCCAGAATCTGATCAAGGGTCGTATGGATCGGATGATGCGGGTGGAAGGTCTCAGCGAGGTTGATCCATCGGGCGTAGTCAAGTTCACCCGAGATGCCGTAGCCGCCGCAGATCAGGCAGCGCGGCCTGACTACTGGAAGAATCGATGGGTGGAAGAAGGGTTCCAAAACGGACTGACCCAGCGCCGACGCAACGGTCAGGCCGACGAGGTGCTCAATTCCAACGGCAAGACTCCTCCAGGCGCGAAGGCCACGCCGGCTGAACTGTACGAATACGGTTCCGATCTCCCCTCTGCGTCTCCGCAGGCCCAGGCGTTTTTCGACAATCTGAGCCCGGAGCAGCTGGACGCCTACATCAAAGAGGATCACGCTCGTAGAGTAGGCGAACAGATGGGTGGAGACTACCTCTAACCCCGTCCACCGGAAGGTATGAAGCCATGACTTTCGTCACGGGCACAGCGTCCGGTAACACCCTTACCCGGATCGCGTGGAGTTCAAAGCTCCATCGCGAGACCCGCAATCGGTTTTTCTTTAACCAGCGCGGGATGGTGAGTGCAGATACCGGCGACGAGCCCTCCTTCGAGAGGCGCTCTGGGACACCGATCGTGTCTCAAGAGCAACTGAACAACCGGCGGGCCCAGGAAGTCCGCGTAGCGATGCAGCGGCAGCTCACGACCAACCGCACGGTTGGCACCGGAACCCGCTCGCTCGACGCGCAGACCTACGGCACCGCGTCCATGGTCGACAACGAAGAGACCATGGAACTGTACAACATGGACTGTTGGGTCGAGCAGATGAAACATGCTACCTCGTTCAACACTCCTGAGATTCAGGATCTCCGCACCGAGTTCAAGATGACCATCCGCGCAGCTGACGTCCTGGCTGACTGGATGGCCGCGGAGCAGGAAGAGAGCGTCCTCGACGCCGCCTACGATCGCTATTCGGCGAATGTGGTCTCCTCCTCACTGGCGTCCGCCAGTGATCCTCCGTCGAACAGCCTGCAGTACGCGGGCAACCAGGCCGACGACGCCTCTGTGACCAGCAGCGACACGCTGACGTCCGCAGAGCTGCGCCGGGTATTCGCCTGGTGCGACGTGAACAACATCAACCCGATCCGCCACATGGGCCGGGATTGCTTCATCATGCTGGTTCACACGTATAACTACGTGGACCTCAACGCGGACTCTGAGTTCCGTGAGGCTTTCCAGCACGGTTGGCAGCGGGCCTCCAGCCCGTCCAACAACCCGCTGTTCGACATGGCGGATGCTGAGTACATGGGGATTTACGTCCACAAGTACAACCGCATTCGCAAGGCCGCAACAAACGGGAATGCGTATCGCTGCCTGGTCTTGGGCTCCGACGCGCTCGCTGAAGGGGTCACTGCCCGCCCGCGCCTGGTCCGTCGCAAAGAGGATCAGTATGAGGACACCTACGGTCTCGGCATCAAAGCCATCTGCGGATGGAGCCGGGCTGACTGGAGGAATCAGGGTGCGGCCACCACGGTGAACCAGAGTCTTGCTATCTGGAGCACCTACGGCAACACATCGGTCTAAGGGGAGGACGCCAAAATGTTGAAACGCTTTGTTTCTGGCCTTCTGGCCCTGTTTCTGATCGCTGGCCTTGTCGACGCGCAGGAGTTGAGGCCCGTCAACTTCGGCAACAACGTGGGGTCTGCGAAGACCGACACGATGATCTGGTTCGCCTCGGGGTCTATCCCCGGCACGGCGAACCGCGTCGACACCATGGTGGCCGGCACGTTGAACGATACCACCTACGGTATCGAAATCGCTGGGGCTTCACAGGTCTCCGTCGAGATCATTGGTCGCTCGAAGAACGACGATCAGGATCTCACTTACTACGGCCAAGTGTCGAACCAGAACATCAAAACCGGGGCCTGGCACTCGCTTGCGACGACCTACAGCGTCGACGTCACCGCGGGTTCTGCGGTGGGCCAGTCTGAAAACACCGGTCGAGATTCCACCATGTGGGTGCTGCTCAACACCTCTGGGGGGGTAGACACGCTGCTTGCGCCGACTACCGCCGCAGGGATGGAAGTGTCACCCAATGCGGATCAGATGATGGTTCGCAACAGCCGGTTTTTCAGGCTGTGGTTTGACCCTGACTCCTCGGCGGGAGACTCGGTATATATCTCTGCGGTGATCACCAGAATCTATCCTCGATAGAGATCTGGCGGGCCCGTAGGGCAAGCTGTTTGAGGGAGGGGGCGTTTGCCTCCTCCCTCTTCTACCACCACAGAGAGGAACCCATGTCATATCTGGTCGAATATCTGGGAAACGAGGGCAATGTTTCGATTCTACACCGGGTGCTTGGGCGCCTGCATTTTCCCCCGAACCCTGGCTACAAGAACCGGCGCGTCATCGAGGTTGAGACCTCTGCGCTCCGAGATGAGCTGCTGGACACAGGGAACCCGCACGGGATCTCTCCGGTGCGCTACGCCGAACCCACAGACCTCCTGTCGGCCCAGAACAAGAAGCTGATGCTCGACCTCCTGATCGAGCTGGGCCTGGTCACCCATCAGCAGGCCGTGGACTGTCTGAGCACCGCTCCTCCCGCTCCTCCAGAGGAAGAGTTTAGGATATCCCCCGCGGCCATGGAGCTGGCAGTCGAGCATGAGCTCGATCCGACAGCGATCCACGGCACCGGCAAAGACGGCTCTGTCACCAAGGCCGACGTGCAAGCTGCAGTAGACAAGAAGGGGTAGGCTATGCCCTACGCTCCAGAGGACATTCGCCCGCACATCGGTGATCGCGTCCACAAGGACGTGAGCACCACTGGTACGGACGACTACCTCCACGTCACAAGGTGGATCATCCAGGCTGGATACCATCTACAGCGGATCAACGACTGGACCTGTCACAAGCAGGAGTTCAGTCTGACGCTGACGGCGGGCACCTACGCCTACGCCTACACTGACACAGTGTGGGACGGGGCTGCTCTGGTGCGCCCGCGCAAGCTGCAGGTCGACTCCATCCGCCGGGTGAACAGCAACAAGCGCCTCATCTGGCGGGACGAGGCAGAGGAGATCGACCGTGACCTGGGCGGCAACTGGAAGGATTCAGCCTCGGCCAACACTGTTTCTGACTACGCCTCACTGCGGGGCAATTCACTGATCATTGCCGGCAAGCCCAGCTCCGACTACGTCAGCAGCCATCCTACCCTGGAGGGCTACTACTACCGGGGCGAGGACTTCGACAGCAGCGGGGGCGATTGGGAGACCACAGACTTCGCCTTCCACTCGGACTTCTTCATGGATCACGTCGATCTGTGCATCATCTTCGGGATGCAGCAGGAGGATGAATCTGAGTTCAGAACCATGCTTGCCCATTGGGACAGGACGCGCCTGCCAGAGCTTCGAGGTTACGACCCGACGCCGCACTCCGACGAGCAGATCCATGTTGTTGATTGGTATGGGGCGGTTGAGGGAGAGAGCTACATCTACTAATGGCAAGAAGGCGCCGGCCTTATCGGATGGAGGAGTTTCGCGGGGAGAATAATCGTGACTCCCTGACCAACCAGCGGATCTTCGGCGGCAACAAGGCCAAGCTCTACCGCATGAGGAACTACCACCTCATCGGCTTTGGCCGGGGGCGGAAGCGTTACGGCTACACCAGCTACGTGTCGCCCAAGATCAGCGGCGACAACGCCGTGCAGGGCCTGCAGATGTACGAGTTCGGGTCGAACAGAAAGCTGTTCGGGGTCTCGAATGGGCAGCTGAAGGCCTTCACTGAGGGGTCAGATGTCTGGGCGACACACACAGGTGCTCTCACTCTCTCAACCACTGAGAGCGACCAACACCGCTTCGGCAACTTCACCGACGGTACGACCGAGTACCTCCTCGGCACAGACGGGGTTAATCCTCCCTATGCCTGGGACGGCACCAACGACGCCGTCACCTGGGCCAGCCTGGGCCCCGGAGCCCCTCCGGTTGCCACAGACGTCAAGGAGTATCACGGCCACATCCTCAGTCTCTACCGGGCCAGCCTCACCTACAGCGCCTATGGTCGCTTCGACTGGACGGACCAGAACGTCATCGACTCCACCCGCGACTCCTTGGGCCTCGCCCTCGAGCAGCACTCCAGAGACGCCGTGCTGGCCTTCTACGAGCGCCAGGTATATCGGATCACGTTCAACGAGCGCGAGGGCCCCACGTTCCTCTCCTTTCCCGTGGAAGGATCTGAGCCCTGTATCTCCAAGCAGTCGATCGCTACCAAGGACGGCTGGACATACTACGCCACCCGGCGCGGCGTTCGTCGTATCGGGCTGCGGGGAGAGAGCTGGCGGGACGAGTTCATCGGTCGCGAGATCGAGCAGTATTGGGATAGCCTCAACCGCGGGCGCCTCGATTCGATCGTGGCGGTGCCGCGGGGCGAGCCGTGGAACGAGATCCTGTTCCTTGTCACCGTGGGCCCCAACAGCACCCAGAACAACGCCATCCTCTGCTGGAACACGCAGATCGAGGGCTGGACGATCTGGCCCCCGTCGAGCACCGGCACCAAGATGCTCTTCGCTACTGGCGCCAATTTCGTCGACAGCGACGGCGTACCGCGTACGATCATGGGCGACTATTCAGGCAACGTCTGGGACTGCTTCGGCCACAACCTGGCAGACACCACGTTCACCGACGACGGCGCCTCGATCCGCACTGAGTTCTCGACAGGGTTTCTGGACTTCGGCTACAAGGGGGTCAAGGGGCTGCGCCAGATCATCTTGGACCTCGAGACCCCGGACAAGAAGACGTTCAACATTCTGGTTGAGGCTCTGGGTAAAAGTCCGATCTTTTCAGGCACCTTCACTGCGGGCGCCGGCGGCGAGATGCTGGACGTGGACTTCATTCTGGACGAGTCCGTACTATCGGNGGGGTCAGTCTCACAGGCCCAGACACCTCTCAACTCTTCAGGCCGGTACTTCAGTGTCGAGCTCATAGAGACAGACACAGACAGCGCACACGTTATCTCTGCACTGACCCTTCCTTGGGTCACCAAGGGCATGAGGATGGTATAATGGCTACACCGAAAGATTCAGGCCATCGTCTCGGCGTCGAGGATGTCAAATACGACAGATCCGCCGGACTCCAGGCCGTGGGTGACAATACAGACCTTGGTGCCCCAGGGGACGCCAATACGAAGAAGAAGACCTTCCAGACGCCGGCGGTCCTGAATACGGCAGCGGAGCTGGCCAATACAGACCTTGGTGCCCCGGCCCTGTCAGGTGAGGATCGCGACCGGGTGTTCAAGCACGAGGCCCAGCCCTACTTCCAGAAGCTGGACGACCAGCGCAAGCAGGACGAGAAGTATTTTGAGTCTATGGGTCTGCGTTGGAGCGGTGATCGCAGGGAGACCTACGACCGCCGCACAGAGGACACCTACGGGCGCGTGGCGGAAGACGTCATGGTGCCTCTGATCAAAGGCGAGCGGGCCGAACGCCGGCAGGACCTGACGACCATGGCCAACATCGGCATGATAGAAGGGCAGTTGGGAATCCAGGGCAGGGCCCAGGCTCTCGACGAGCTCAACTCAGAGTATGACAGAGCTGTCGCAGAGGCCCGCGAGACTGGGATGTGGACAGACCCGGAAACCCAGGAAGAGATCCAGACACTGGCAGCAAAGATCGAGGAGCATTCACAGAGTATCTCAGAGCGGAAGACGACCCTGCTGGAACAGGACCAGGCGATCAAGCGGGCCGAGCAGCGCGGGGAGATGACAGGCAGGTATTACGATCCGATAACCAACACAACCATGGACACATTGCAGGCGAAACGCGATCGGCTCAACGAGATCGTTCAAGAGGCTGTCCATCGTGGCTATTGGGGTACCGACATCACTGTCGACCTGGCCGAGTTCATGGCCGACATGGAAATCTCACCGTCAGAGTATCAAGACGGCGAATGGGGTGGCGCTGGCGGAGGGGACGAATCTGTGTCTTCATCGGATCGCGCTGAAATCTTGCGCTCTCTGACCGAGGACGCCTTTCGAGTGGCCATCCCTGGGATCGCCCAGGCCATCAACTTCTCCACCGAGGAGATCGAAGAGGTGGTCGGTTACATCGGCTACGACGACGCCTTCGAGTTCTTCGATCGGTTCATGCAGGGCGACAACATGCCAGTGTCGTCGTTCCTGGATTGGGCAGCGGAGATGGCCGCAGATCCTTCCGACGTTCAGGGTATCCTGGCCTCACTCGGCAATATGGTGGAGGTCGACTGGCAAGACGATCCTGAGACCATAAGTGCCCTGAGTTCGTATCTGGCTGAAGGCGGGCTGATTGGGGACATGCCCGCCGAATTGCGGGCGAAGCTCGACGGATACACACTGTCGATGCCTGGTGCCTATACGAACACCACCACCACCAGTGACACCACCACCAGTGACACCACCACCAGTGACACCACCACCAGTGACAACGCCAACGACGGCGGCGGGAGCACTGTAACCGACGAGCAGGCGAGAGACTTCCTGTTCGATCTACAAAACCGCGACGGTGGTTACGGTGCTGTTACACAACAGGAATGGGACGACCTTCCCGCGAAGTATCAGCAGGTCGTGCCGAACCCGGCCAACGCGAAGAAGTTTGAGAACGACGTGCTCTCCCAGACGGGGAGCAATTTCACGGAAGATCAGATACACAACGCCGC